AAGTCCGATGGGTATGTTCGGGAAGCAGTTCATACCGAACGACCTGAAAGCGGTAGATGAGACGATCCGTACGTTCTGGAATATACGCACGGACACCAAAACGCAGGCACCAATAAGCCGAGATTCGGCACTAAATAACAGGAGATTAAACTATGGGATTCTGGAACAACTACGCACCGGAAGATTACGAAACGGTATTTGAATGCACTGACGGCGACCACACACTGACGATTACAAAAGTCGAGCCGAAGCAGAGCAAGAACAACAACGACATGATCGAGGTATCCTTCAAGGTCGACAATATCAGCGTTCCGTACGTTGAACGGTACACCGACAATGAATACTTCAACAAGATCATAACACGGTTCTTCGACGCATTCGGGATCGAGCGCGGAAACTTCAATTTCAAGAGCTGGTTCGGGAAACAGGCGACAGGTCACTTCATACACAAGGAAGAAACGTTTACCGGAAAAGACGGCGTGGAAAAAACAGTCAACAAGGCACGCATGCAGTATCTCGCCGTTCCGGGAAAAGATTCGTCCGCAGATGAACAGTATCGGACAGCGGAACCGGCAGCACGGCAGACAGCACCGACCCAGGCAGAAACAGCCGGTGCTTCCGCAGCGTTCGACAAAAAGCCGGGCAAGCCGTCGCCTATGACAACAGCAGAAGCGGACGAACTTAACAAGATGTTCGACAGCGGCGTCTTTACGCAGGAAGAAGCAACGGCGTATTTCAATGCATATAACAACGGGGAAATCGCAGCAACCGATCTGCTCTGGCAGGTCCGCAAGGAATACATGACACGGCTCGACAGCAAGTCCTGTAAAGAACAGAGCACAATGCCTATTTTCTAGGAGTACCGGATATGAAATGCGAAATCACACTGAAATACGTAAACATCACGGACATTATGCGCGGCATACTCGGTTTCAAAATATCAGACCAGAGCAGCGCCGTACAGGAAAGCGTATCCGGTGTGATCCGCAGCTGCCTGAAACGGTACGGCGGCATGGTCCGTATCACGATCCAGCCGCCCTATAAAATCAGAAGTACGGGGCCGTTCAGCCAGAATCATCACCTGAACGGCCACATTATTGATATCTGCAACGCGACCGGCAACAGCTACGAGGACGTAAAAACCGCGGTAAAGCTGCTGGCCGTTGAGAACATGGGATACCCGTACGGCACGGTTCTCGGCCAGATCGTACCGAAGCATGAGAAGGACTGCAATACGGAAGAATGTTCAAAATTGATAGAAGCCGCGCACGTGATCGCGGCGGAAAACGGTATAGCACTTACGGAGGCTTGGAATGCTGACAGGTGAACAGAGAATTATGAAGCTCAATGAACAGCGCTGGCTGTGCGCATACTGCGGACGTCCGCTTGACGTCATGACAGCGCAGGCGGCACACCGGATAGCGGACACAAAGAGCAACCGCCGGAAGTACGGGAACGATATCGTGGACGCGTACGAGAATATCGCCATGACACACGCCGGACGGTGCAACGACGGTATGAACATCGGCTTCAATCCGGGGAAATGTACGCAGCTTATAAACCGGATACGGGAACACGACATATGCAGGACAACAATACGATGAATAAAAAAGACGCTTTTCTGATCTACTACGAATATGAAAAATACTTTTCAGCGCTTGCACCCGAAGACGGGTATAAACTGCTCATGGCAATTTTCGCCTACGAAAAGCGTCACGAGGAAACGATACGGCTTGACGGAATGGCCGCCGCTTTTTTTATGGTTATAAAAGATACGCTTGACCGGAATTCCGACAAATGGGTTGAAAAGACGGACAGCCGTTCGGAAGCAGGGAAAAAAGGCATGGAAGCGCGCTGGCATAACAAAAATAACAATGTTACGGAACAGGGACCGGTACCGGGCGCAGATAGCGGAAGTACCGGTATAACAGACGATAACAAAGATAACACTGTTATAACAGACATAACAGGCGATAACAAAAATAACAAAGCTATGGACGGGATAACAAACATAACTGTTCCTGTTCCTGTTCCTGTCCCTGTTCATGTACCTGTAAGTGTCCCTGTTAATGTTACGGAGAGCGCGCAAGCGCGCACGGATGCAGAGCATCCTTCCCCGCCCGGCCCTGAGGTTCCGTCTGATCCACCTTCCCGGAAAAAATTTGTCAAACCCACTCTCAGCCAGGTACAGGAATACTGTCTCTCCCGGCATAACGGCGTAAACCCGCAGGCGTGGTTAGACCACTACGAAAGCAACGGATGGCGGATCGGCGCGAACTCACACATGAAAGACTGGCAGGCAGCAGTCAGAACGTGGGAGCACAACAACTACTCGCTGCCGAAAAGTTCACCGCAGTTTCAGGGCATGGACGGAGACAGACAGCAGCACAATAAAGCAGGGCAGATCATGCAGAACATCATAAACAGAAGCGCAGGAGGATTACAGCAATGACGGCGGACACGATACAGATTCATAGACTTTCGGATTCTATGCCTGATTTCTCGGCGATCATCGCAGAGCTAAAAAACAATCCTGAAAAAGCACGCGAAGCGGAACGGGCAGCTGCGGAAGGAATGGCAAAAATACACGCAATACAGGCGGAAGGAACGTACCGGAACATTGTACCGGTGAAGTACCGGGATATGAGCCGGAAACTGAACACAGCAGGAAGCTCAGCACGGCAGACATTCTATGCCCAGGCATTGCACGCATGGGAGCAGATGAAAACCGGAAAAATAATCACGCTCATTCTGCTCGGCGATTCAGGGATCGGCAAAAGTTTTTTATCCTGCTGGATGATTCACGAAGCGCTCATGACTCCGAGGCTGACAGGAGGCGATATGCCGGTGTACTGGTCATGCAGCTACACTACCGGCTCCGTGCTCTCCGGACGTTACAAGACGGCCGACGGCTACCATGCGCATGAAACACGGGAACAGATAGCACAGGAATACACGCTCGCGGATCTGCTTGTTGTCGACGAGGTCGGCCGCTACGAAAGCAAATACGAACAGCAGGCATTGTTCGACATTATAGACCAGCGGCAGAAATCGACAGTTATCATAAGCCAGAAAAAAGGTGAAGCGTTTGCGGACTACGTGGACACGGCGGTCATGGACCGGCTGAACCCGACGGCACTGTTCATCGGCACGGACGGCATGGAGAGCTGGCGCATATGAAAAAGCATAATGACGGGCAGACAGAGTTTTACTTCATGCAGGAAGAAAAAGAACCGGTCTTTGTACCGGTGAGGATAGCGGACCCGCAGACAGACAACGAGAAGCTGAACAATATGCAGGCAGACTATTACAGCGGCAGCAAGGCTGCGCTTGGTTTCATGTTTCTTGAACTCCGGCGTATAGCGGTCAAAATGATAGCTCTCGAGCGTGACAAGAAAAAGTTTTTCATGGACAGGTACATGATAAACGACAAGGCGACAGATGCGGCAGCTCTGGTTATCGAGCAGTACTCAAAGAATCAGCTTGTCGTAACGAAGAGCTTCACCGCGTATCTGTACCTGCAGGTACGCAAGGTACTCTACGCCCAGACAAAAGGCGAACGGCTTGAGCACTGGTGCGAAGAGAACGGCGTAAACCTGTTCTCACTGAGCGGACAGGACAGGGAAAAGATCAAAGGCGAAGTTTGAAGAGGAAGAAATTGGATAGAACAGGTTACTTTTCGTTTAGAGAGCAAACATTCTGTAATTTTTTATATAATTTACCGATAATAAAAACGTCCTGAAGTATTACGAGTACTTCAGGACGAAATCTTATTCAAGGTAGCGTTGATTAGATTTTCCAGACAGGTCTACGCCGAGGCCATCAGACGATTATAGCGGCCATGTTCATAGCGCCATGCAACCATATAAATGGCACCACCAGCACGGTGTATACCTGTCAATTTGAAGTATTCCTCTTCAAGGTGTTCTACACTCACGCTGGCATAGGTTAAATGACCGTATTTACCTATTAAAAATGCTATAATTTCTAATTCCTTTTTAGAGTATATTTTGCTCACTAGGCAGTTTCCTCCTTTTGTTGTCAGAAACTTTTTTCTTGACGCTCAAATTCGAATTGAGTATCTTAAAAAAGGTTGGCATTGTCTTAGAAAGACAACTGACAATTTACCATTTATATCATTTCCGGCTACCAACGTTGAACGACGGAAATGTGTCCTACATTTATACCGCCTGCGCAAACAGGCGGTGTTTTATAAGCTGAATTTAATAACTTCATTTCATAATGTCAAATTTATTTAAGCAAATTCGATAATTTAAACATCGTATACCGCTCTTCTTTCATTATCACCTAGTATATTAGTGCACTTGTTCATTCATGTTATAAACAAAAACATAAAAATGACTATATATATGACGCAAAAGCAGGAACTTTATTGCGTTTTTATGGAGTTATGGCGAAAATCACAGCAGTAGAATGGGAAGCCCTGCGGCTTACCTTCTCCGGGAAATCCGACGTACAGGCATACAGACTCACTCATCCGAACGCAGGCAAGCTGACCGCGCAGAAAGCGGCCTCTGCGTTCTTCCGCCGTGTCCGCGGCAAACTGTCAAAATCCGAAGAACTCGAACTGCGCAATCTCGGCCGCAGCCGTGTATTCGAGGAGCTTGAGAAGCGGCTCAATTCACTTACAACAGAGTTCTATCAGGGAAAGAAAGTTACCGACTGTGAAGACAACACAACGCGCATGAAAGCAACGGAACTGCTGGCACGGATCAACGGACTGCTCGAAGCTCCCGAAGAAAAGGACGACGGCAGCGGTTCAGGCTCTCCGATCAAGATCGTTATCAGCGGTACCGAGGCGACAATTGAAAAGTAAACTGTGTCCCGACAACTTCGTACCTCTCATGCGTGATGTACTCTCCCACGGACATACCGTCTATACGTGCGCAGGCGGACGCGGCTCGTGCAAATCTTCCACTATTGCAGAACTCATTATTATTCTCATGCTCGAACATTCCGACATTTTCGTTCTTGCGGCACGCAAGGTAAAGGACACGCTCAAGGACAGCGTATACAACCAGCTCGTCTGGGCGATAAATCAGCTCGGAGTCGCAGACCGTTTCCATATCGGCAAGTCACCGATGGAGATCACGCTCAGGAAAACCGGCCAGAAAATCTATTTCCGCGGACTCGATGATCCGGAAAAAATAAAAGGACTCAACCCGCCTTTCGGCCGCATCCGTATCACATGGTTCGAAGAGTCGACGGAAATGACGGCTAAGGACATGGCCGACGTGAAAGCAACGACAATGCGCGGCAGCGGCGTATTCTGGGTATTCGACAGCTACAACCCGCCTGCCAGCCGCCGGAACTGGAAGAACAAGGACGCGCTCACCGGTGAACCGGGTATCGTATGCACCGGAAACCGGATGTTCCATTTTTCCGACTACCGTTCCGTACCTCACGACTGGCTCGGCGATGCGCTGTTCGAAGAGATCGAAACCATGCGGAAGACGAACGAGCGTATGTATCGGAACGTATTCTTAGGCGAAGCGACCGGAACGGGAAAGAACATTTTCGAGAATGTAAAACAGCGCGCTATCACTGCCGACGAAATAAAGGCATTCGACTGGCCGTACTACGGGATCGACTGGGGCTACTATCCTGATCCGTTCATGTGGGGAAACGTTGCATACGACTCGAAGAACAACAGGCTGTTTATTTATGACGAACTGAAATTATTAAAGCACGGCAACTGGGAAGCAAGCGAAGCGCTGAAAAAGAAACATCCTGCAATGAACGACCTCATAACGGCAGACTCGGCCGAACCGAAATCCGTAGCGGACTTTCACGAATGGGGCTGGAACATATGCGGCGCCGTTAAGGGCAAAGGCTCGCTCGAAGCAGGGTTCAAATGGATGCAGTCGCTCAGCGAAATAATCATAGACCCGGAGCGCTGCCCGAATGCTGCCGACGAGTTCTCATTGTACGAATACGACTACGACAAGAAGACAGGCGAAATCATGACCGGTTATCCGCAGGGACAGCCGGATCATTATATGGCACTGACACGTTATGCACTTGAACAGGTGTGGTCAAGGCGGGGTATGTAATGGATTTAGTAAACACAGTGAGGAAATTCTTTATGAAGCTGCTTAATATCGAAACGATCGAAGAAGCAACAGGGCTTACCACCCTGCTTTCCGCTGAAATGCGTACGGCTGTTGAAAAGTGGGCCGAAATGTATGCAGGCTGCGCACCGTGGCACAAGGACAGCGTACAGTGCGGCGTGGAAAAGTCGCTCGCCGGTGCGCTTTCAATGCCTGTCGGACAGGAACTCCGGCTCAAGGTTTACGGCAAACCGATCGAAGAAGCAATGATGAAGCTCAACGAGGAATCGTACAAAATCATCGAATACTTCACGTCGTTCGGTTCATGCGTGCTCCGTCCGATGTTCAGTGCAGGCCGCCTGCAATATGAACTGATCCCGCTCGGCAACTACCTGCCGACGTCTTACGACATTGACGGTACGCTCACCGGAGCGGCGATCACGAAGCATATTGACGCCGGAAAAAAGAAATACCTTCTCGTCGAGCAGCACGAATACAGTAACGGGAACCACAGCGTGACCGAGAAGCTGTACGAGCAGGAAGGAAACGGCTCGATCCTGAAAGCGGTCCCGCTCACGGCAACACCGCAGACCGCGCAGCTCACAGAATCATTCACCTGGGAAGGCGTCGAACGGCCGTTCATCATCGAATTCCGCAACCGTGAAACAAACCGGATCGACGGCAGCAATGTACCTGTTGCGCTTATCTCGGGAGCAGAGGGCCTTATAAAGGACGCGGACGAACAGTACACGCGCATGATATGGGAACAGGAAGCAGGGAAAATGCGCGTGTTTGCAGATCAGGACCTCTTCCGTACCCGGCAGGGCAAGGACAACGAAGCGGAAAACGTTACGGTCGATCCGAAGCTCAGGAATGTTTTTGTTAAGCTCAACGGTGATACGACGGACAGCGGCCAGAAAATAACACCGTATGCGCCGGCCCTTCGCACCGACTCGCAGAAATCGGCTATGCAGGAGATACTGAAACGTATCGAGCTTGCCGTGAATGTCGGCAAGGGCACGCTGTCGGAACTTGAACAGGTACAGCAGACGGCGACGCAGTTCTCGGGCGGACGGAAGGCTTTCTACAGCAAGGTAGACACGTACGAAAGCGAGCTTGAAGAAAAGTACACACGCTGCGCTTACGTATTCGCTTACATGGCTTCGGCATATACGGGCGTTCCGTTCAACGACACGATAGAAGTTTCATGGGCGGACGGACTGCGGAAGGACCCGGTACAGGAACGGCAGCTCGACAAAGCGGATGTCGCCGCAGGGCTTATGAATAAATATGAATATCGTATGAAGTGGTACGGAGAGGACGAGGAAACAGCAAAGGCGAACGTACCGCAGCAGGAAGAATCAGATATGTTCGGGAATATGTAAATGCTCTCTCCGCGTTATTTAGCCGGGTGCTCCGACGAACTTGTAGAACTGTACTCGCAGCTTGAAACGGACATTGTCGCTGATATGGCCCGCCGGATGGCGAAGCTCGGCGAAGTGACCGACGCAACGGTATGGCAGGCCGGTATATACCGCGAGACCGGAGGCCTGCAGGAAGATATACAGTCGAAGCTGAAAAAGTATAATGAACCGGTGCGTAAAAAACTTGCTGCGCTGTTCGATGAAGCACTCCGGAAAAGCGCTGAAGGCGACGCGTCCGTATTCTCAAAGGCTCACCTGTCGGAAGCCCAGCAGCAGATTCTTGAAGCGACGGTAAAAAAGACCGCAGGCGCCGGCATTATTGCCGGTTCAAAGAAGGTACGGCAGGAAGCTCAGAACGGCTTCATAAAAGTGTTTTCGGGTGTTCAGCGCGCAACAATGACCATTGCGGACAGCGCCAGCAGTGAATTTGTCAGTCAGTGCAACGAAGCGTATATGAAGGTCGTCACCGGAGCTTTCGACTATAAGACCGCGCTCAGGCAGGGCGTTGACGCGATGGCTGAAAAAGGCGTCTGGACCGTACAGTATACCGACAGCGGAAAACTTTTGAAGCGTACGATCGAAGGCGCGCTCCGTACAAATATCATGACCGGAATAAACCAGACCGCACAACAGATCACGCAGAACAACTGCACGGAACTCGGCTGTGATCTCGTAGAAGTGTCTGCTCATCTCGGCGCGCGGCCGTCCCATGCTGAGTGGCAGGGAAAGATATACAGCCTCTCGGGTACAAGCAGAAAGTATCCGCCCTTCTCTGTCTGCCGCCCGGGAGAAGCTGACGGAATATGCGGCGTGAACTGCCGCCACAGCTACTATCCGTATTTTGAAGGAATGGATGCACACTACCCGGCGGGCGAACTTGACGAAATGAAAGAACCGAAGGTGACGTACAACGGACGGGAAATGACACAGTATGAAGGTGAACAGCAGCAGCGGTATATCGAACGGCAGATCAGGAAATACAAGCGGATCGTTCATGCTGAGAACACGGCAGGAATAAAATCGGATGATACACGGCAGAAACTCGGCAGCTGGCAGGCGGCGGCGAGAGACTTTGTGAAACAGACGGGACTGCGCCGCGACTACTCAAGGGAATACATCGGATCGGGTAACGGGCAGCCGAAGGCACTGAAACCGGAATAATAAAAAATACACAGAATATTCCTACCGGAATGTAGTTTTTTTCGGGCCGTGAAAACAGTATATTATATATGACTATTTTTCTTTTTTTTCCTCCTTATTTTACGTAAAGAGATTTAGTTACACCTCCGGGCAGGCATTCTTTTTCAGGGTGCCTGCCCTTTTTTATTTCCTCCTGCTGAAATGACTATATATACAGAGGAAAAAGAACCGTGAACACAGCAGCAATCGCAGCAGGAATTACACTCGGCATTGCAATCGCCGGATTTATCATAGGCATAATTAAAACTACATCAGGCATATCAACGGAGTTCGGAAAAATGCAGCAGCGGCTTGATAATAACGAAAAACAGGATGAACGGGAAAGAGAACATACAAGCACGAAATTTTCTGAATTGTACAACCGGACTGCCGGACATGACGCAGCTCTCGCCTCCCTGACGGCAGGAATGAGCAGTATGTCTACGACCATGCAGAAAATGGACAGCAAGCTCGACCGGCTCATAGAAAAATCATACGGAAAAGGAGACACAGAATAATGAATCATATCAAACAGAATGACAAAGACTGCCTGCCGGTCATACAGACAAGCGGCTGCCGGTTCCGGTGCGACGGGCTGGCGGCAGAGTACCGTACAGGCCGCGCACTTACTGCGGCACAGCTGAACGCTGTATGGATATGGGCGCAGGATACAAACAGGATCGGCAGCGAACAGCCGGTAAACTGCGGCGTAAAACGTAATGAGGCTTTCAATCCGAAATGCCCGAAGTGCCCGCACTGGTCCGACTGTAAATTCAACTGCGAGAAAGACGGAGCGAGTATTGCTACGCGATTCCTCCGGGAACTCGGCGACAACGGACGTTTTGCCGAAGTCGGAACGGTCAGAAACGGCGCCGTATCGCGGTATCCGGCAATATCAGAAAAGAACCGCCGCATGGACGCCTGTATACAGAAGATTAAACAGGGCGGCCCGCAGGGTACGCATTTCCGGCTTGTCAGTACGGACGGAGCGCTTATCGAGGACCCGCACGACCCGCCAATCGCAAAACTGGGGATCATTTACACGGTGATTTACGCCTATATTCCGGGAGAAGAAGCATGAGCGGCAGAGCAAACACAACAGACAGTACCGGCGTTTCTGAAAAGAAAAAGTTCGGAGCCAAAAACATGAGCAAAGGTTCCATGCTCTTCTCCGGTGTCTGGATCGCAGGACTGACGCTTCTCAAGGGTGCAGGAAAAATCAGCCTTACCATACAAGAAATCATTTACAGCGGGATCGCAATAGCCGCAGTCTGGACACCGACGTATTTTTCGATACTGCTCGACAAGATACGGGATATAAAGATAGGCGGCGGCGAATGAAAGCAGAACTGAAATACTGGTGCTTTGCACTGGTCACCGCGCTTGTTCTTTCCGGTATATCCCTGCTGTTCGGCGGCTGTGCTACGACCGGCTCACTGACAGATGATATCGTAACAAAAGCCGCGGCGGTAGATACGTCGCTGTCACAGCTCCAGACGCAGCAGGCAGAGAGCGCCGAAACAACGCAGGCTTTACAGGACACAGCGCAAAACCTGAACGTTACGGCCGAACGGATAAAAGACCCGGAACTTACCGCGCAGATAAAGCGGCTTGACGTACTGGCAAAACAGGAAGCCGACAACAGAAAAGCGGAACGTACAGCAGCGGCAGCGGCTCAGGTGAATTACACTGATTATAAAACCGCTTCCGGTACCGCGCTTGTAAAACAGTCCGAACAGCTGAACAAACTGGCTGCACAGCTGAAAGTATCCGTACGGTGGAACTGGCGGCTCGGCATAGCATTAGCAGGAGTTACTTTAATTATTGCATTTTTTTTCATAAGAAAGTTTATTTAGGTTCAATCATTGAATATTCATCAAAAAAAGGTGTGTAATAAAATACACACCTTTTTATTCAAGCTATTGCATCTTTTAGAGCATCTTGTAAAATCTGACTAAAATTTACTCCTGCTGATTCTGCCTTTTTATTTAACCATGAAGGAATGGATAAAGTTTTTTTAACAGCTTTATTATCAAACTGTTTTCTCCATTCATCCGTGTCGGCCAGTATTAACGTTACAATACCAGTCGTATTAATTTTATCCAATTCTGAAGGAACAGGAATTGCTTCTTTATGATCTTCCATAGAAGCAAGAAATTGAGAAAGGGCGTCAGCAGCCATTTCCATTGCATCCGGTAAATCGTCACCGAATGTATAACATCCCTTTACGTCGGGAACTTTTACACCGATTTTATCTTCATCTTTTTCAAAGATAACCGGGTAAACATACTTCATTATTTATCTCCTATAATGAAAAATTAGCTAATCTACTTACATATTCCATGATTAAGAATATGTAAGTTTTTTTCTCGCCATACTTTACTTTAAACCCGCTTCTTTCAAAATACTTTGCACAGTTCCAATAGGGATATCCCCTTTATGCCTTGGTATAGCTATTCTTTGTCTGTTGTCATTAATAGCCAAATCATGTTTTGCACCCGGTTCAATCCGCCAACCAGCTTTTTTTAAAAGCTTTTTTAGTTGTTCTGCTGTCATTTTTTATTTATCCTCCAACAGATAGACCTCCTATACCAAAATCATTTACGTATCAAATATATACGTAATAATACGTATTGTCAAGCTATATGGAGAGGTTTTTATAAAACCTTAAATAAGGAAACACCTGAAGCGATTAAGTAAATATAGCCAGAGAAAAACATTCGTCTGATTATACCACTCGGAGTCATGGTGCTTCGTAGTATTCTGAGTATCATTCTAAAGACCATGGGAAAGTTCCCGTTCTAAAAAGCAGAAGGCGGTGTAACAACCGCCTTTTTTTATGTCAAAAATCCTAAAACGACTATATATATAGCGGCGGAGATACGCGTAAAACACTCCTAACTCACCAGCTGCCCGCAACAGCTTAATAATCTGCGTAGAGGACACAATGAAAAGAGAATTTCTGGAAGGCTTGAAACTTGACGCCGATACGATCGACAGGGTCATGGCAGAGAACGGCAAAGACATTGAAAGAGAGAAAACGAAGAACGCCGACCGTGACGACCTGAAAGCGCAGCTCGACAAGGCGAATGAAGCTCTGGAAAAAGTCAAAGACTTCTCCCCGGAACAGGCAAAAACCGAGATCGAAAAGTATAAAAGCGAACTGGAAACAGCGAAAAAGGAATCTGCGGCAAAGATCGCGCAGATGGAGACAACGGCAAGGGTAACGGATTACCTTTCCGGGAAGAAATTCGTGAACAGCCTTACGCACGATGCAATCGCTTCGAAAATGGCCGAAAGCCTTTCCGGTGACGACAGCAAGGGAAAATCGCTCGACGACATTTTCGGGGTACTTACCAAAGACCAGACGAACATACTCGCCGACGACAGGGCACCGAAGCCGCCCGTACAGGGCAGCATGACGGACACATCCGCAAAAACGGCGGACGGTGTTGAAGCTGCATTCTTGAAGCTCAACCCGAACCTCAAAATCTAACAGGAGATATTTTTTATGGCAGAAAATGTAGAAAAGCAGGAGCGGTACAGCGCGCTCGTTGACGCAAAGCTCCGCGCCACTATCGTTCAGAAAGACGGAATTATCTGGAACAACCGGTACGAAGGAAACCCGAAGGCCGGTCTTGTAAAGATTCCCGTACGCGATACGGAAGTTGCAGTATCCGTGTACGACAAGGTAAACGGCATTGCCGCGTCACAGGCAAAGGGAACATTCCTCCCCGTGGCGATCGACAAGGATTATGCGGTCAATGAGATCATCGACGGATTCGACGCCGAAGCAGTACCCGACAATCTGGTAGCCGACCGGCTCGATTCCGCCGGTTATTCGCTCGGCCTGCAGATGAACAGCGACAGCACGGCGGAGCTTCTGAAAGGCGGTACGATCCTTGCTGATACGACGGCCCTGTCCAAAACATCCGTGTATGACTGTCTTGTTGATACCCGCACGACGCTGTCGGTAAATAAAATTCCGACAACCGGACGCTGGGTGCTTGTGACACCGGTGATCTATGCGCTGCTCCTGAAATCCCCGGAGTTCATCAAGGCGTCGAATCTCGGCGACATGATCGTACAGACCGGCGCAGTCGGACAGATCGCAGGGTTCACGGTATACGAAGACGTTACACTCCCGGCAGCCGTCGACTATATCGCCGGTCATTCGAACTGGTGCACACGCGTAAAGGAATGGGAAGTTCCGCCGTATATCGCCGACCTGAAAAACAGCGACAAATTCGTCGGAGCTTCTGCAGTAAAGGGGCGCATGATCTACGCACACAAAGTGACGAAGGCTGCCGCCGTTATCATCAAAAAGAACGCTGCATAAGGAGCAACCGGGAATGTTTGAGAAAGTAACTTACATGCAGTACAGCGATGTACTCGGACGCTCGGCCGTTCCCGATGAAAAGACGTTCAACGCGCTCGCACTGGAACAGAAAGCATACGTCCGCACGCTGCTTCCGTTCCTTGCCGGACGCGGAGAAGACGGGATCGACAATGCGGTGTGCATGATGACCGAGGAACAGTACAGGAACGACAAAGCCGGGGAAGACGGCCGGAAAGTAACGAGCGAAAGCGTCTCGGGCTTTTCCCAGTCGTTCGACGTGACGGGCGTAAGGACGCTCTTCGACAAAAAGATGTACTGGCTCAATCTGTACTGTTTTGTTAATACGGCGGTGCTGTAATGGCGGCGCCTCGTAAGCCTGCGGCTGCTGCCGCATACGGCGGAAGCAAGAACCGTCACGGGATTCGATGAAGACAGGAAGCCTGTATACGGAGAACGTATCACGCTGAAACACGTACGCTGTACGGCGTTCAGACAGAATTCGTATACATCGCTGGGCGTACAGTCGGCCGACAAAATGACGCTCATATTCGACTGCGTGAACTCGGAACCGGCAGGTTTCGTTCCGCTGAAAAATATGACCATTACTTCCGGCGGACAGGACTATACGGTCAGGGATGTTACGCCGTGCTGCGACGGAAGCAGTACGGTTCATCATTACGAGGTGTCTCTTGTATGAGTGTAAAAGTTGAGATCAATCCGGCGCAGATCGCGTCCCGGATAGAAGGAAGGCTGAAAAAGGTACAGGCGCAGCTTGACGTACAGGTGATGAAGGACAGCAACTATTTCTGTCCCGAGGACACAAGCAAACTGCAGCAGTCAGTTATTCTGGGTACAAAGATCGGGAGCGGCTGTCTGCGGTGGCAGTCGCCGTATGCAGCGTCGCAGTACTACGAACACCCGTACAAGAGCACGCAGAAAAATCCGAACGCCTGTACGAAATGGTTTGAAGCCGCAAAAATGCGGTTTCTGAAAATGTGGGAGAAGCTGACAAATGAAGGATACAAAGAAGCTGGTCTCTGATTATCTGAAAGCCGCGGACGGATGTCCCGTAAAGCAGATATATACCGACGTCTGGCCGGATGAAACATCGCCGGGGGTGATCTGCCGGTATGATCCGTCCTCTGCAAAGGACAGACAGTACAACGACGGTTCGCGCCGGTGCGTGCAGAACCTTGCGTACTATGCACGGAGTCCCGGCGGTACGTGGTGCCGGGATGTTCTGCAGTGGATCATCGATACGATCGATACGGAACACGTCGTCCGTGATTCGGACGGCGCGGAAATTGACTGCGAAGCGGTGACACTTCCGCAGTTCGTCTCTATGGATGACAAGAAGAATACAGTTTATACGATCGCCGTTCAGTGCGAATACACGGAAACGGCAAAGGGGGAAATGAATGGGTGACGGAATTGTTAAGAAATGGAAAGTAGCTCCGTTTCTGGATATCGAGGCGTCTCCGAACGCGGATACGAAAAAACCCGAATGGGCACGCATCAAAAAAGCTACGGCGTTCGATCTTGCGATGAATCCTTCAACATCCGACTTTGACTACATTGCGGACGAAACGCCGACGACGGAACTCGACCATTACAAGCCGACGCTGTCGCAGCCGCTCACGATGTACAAGGGTGAGAAGGATTATGAATTTGTGTTCAACAAATTCTACAACCTGCAGGTAGGCGACGATGCAAAAACAAACTTCCTGCTCGTCTTCTTTCAGGAACCGCTTGATACAAGTGCCGCAGTACACAAAGTATTCAAGGCATGGATGAGCAAAACGGTTATCGCGGTCAATGATCTTAACTCCGTTGATTCAACGATCACGTTCGAGAACTATCTGAGCGATATCAGAAAAGGGTATGTCACCGTTACCGACGGCGTCCCGGTATTCACCGAAGGAACGTATACGGAACCGGCTGCATAATGCTTGACCTGACAAAAAAGGTACTGCCCTCTTCCGTTACGGTTGGGGGCAGACAGTACCGGATAAAAACCGACTTCCGTTTCTGGCTCCGCTTCGAACAGCTCATCTGCGGTACGGCTCTTGTCACTGATTTCGACTATCTCTACGAGTTCGATGACAGCACCATGAAAAACAAAGTACCGGAAGACAGACAGAAAGGCATAGATGAACTGGTAAAGTTCTATGCTCCGTCCGATCCGCTGCCGCATCCGGCGGGCGGCCGGGGTGAACGTGTCCTTGACTGCACGCTCGACGCCGACCTCATATATGCCGCATTCCGGATGCAGTACTGCATTGACCTTGCCGGTACGGATATGCACTGGCACGTGTTCCGTGCGCTGCTTCACGGCCTGCGGGAAACAAAGCTGACGGACATTATGTACTACCGTTCCTACACCGGAAAGGACAAAGACCTGCAGGCGCTCCGCCGTGCATGGGCGCTTGACTGCGAGCTGTCCGGTAGTGAACAGGCTGAACTTGACGCATTCGACGCGTTATTAAAATAAGGAAACTGAAAAATGGCAGATGCAGACGGCAGCGTTATCATTGACACGAAGCTCAAAGTAGATGATCTCGAAAAACAGGTAAAGGACCTTTCACAGAAACTTGAAACTGCGGGTACCGGCGCGTCAAAGAAATTCGGAAAGCTCGGTGACGCAATAAACAAAATTGCGCCGGACCTGAATATATCAAAGCTCGCCGCCGCCGGATTCGCCGGAGCTGCGGCCGCTGCGGTGGGAAAACTCGTCAGTGTCCTTAATGACTGTGCCGATGCGTGGAGAATACAGGAAGACGCGGAAACGGCGCTCACTGTTGCCGCAAAAAACAGTCCGTATCTTGACGGATCCGCCGTGGAAGCGCTGAAAGACTACGCGTCACAGCTCCAGTCAGTCAGCGAGATCGGGGACGAAACAAGCATTCAGCTCATGGCACAGCTTGCAGGCGCCGGGCGCACACAGGCCCAGATCATGGAGATCATGTCGGCCGCCGCAGACTATGCGGCAGGAACCAATACGGACATAGCCTCTGCAGTCGAACAGCTCAACATGACATATTCAGGCATGGCAGGCACTCTCGGCCGCCAGCTGTCGTCCGTGAAAGACCTGACGGAAGCAGAACTGAAAAACGGGGATGCAGTAAAGGCTGTTGCAAAAGCATACGCAGGCATGGCTAAGGAAACGGCGAATACGACCGAACAGCTGTCGAATGCCTGGGGCGATTTCCGCGAAAACGTCGGAAAGGGCTGGGACAAGGCCCTTGATCCCGTACGCAGGGAATTAACAAAAATACTTGCCGATATTAATACCGCCAGAAGTCAGACGAACGCAGACGGTGATTCTTCCGGCCGCATGAACAGCGGGACGGCAACGTCGGCGGACTACAAACGGAAGCTCGACGCCGCAAAGGAAGAATATCAGGATATACAGAATATGCTCTCCGACCCTGACACGTATATCGGAAAAGGGCTCTGGGACACGTCCACAATGGAATATTACCGCCGGCAGCTTGATCTTGTCGGACAGAAAGTCACGAGCATAGCAAAGAATTACGACACGCTGAAAGCGTCGGAAGATGCGGTAAAGAAGGCCGAAAAGGAAAAAGCGACAAAGCGGCAGCGGCACAGAAGGAAGCCGGTGCGCAGAAAACGGCGACGGACGCGATCATCGCCAACCGTGAAGCGCTTGAAAAACAGATCGAAGCAATAAAGATACGCGCACAGATCGAAGGAAAGTCTCTTGACGACACCACGGTGAAACAGAGCATCCTGAATGCAGAAGTGGATTCATACGTCGACCTTGTGCAGAACGTCGGCAGCCGTGCAAAGACTGAAAGTGAGAACCGGCTCAAGTCGATCAATGCCGAAACGGATGCACTGAAAGAGCAGATCAGAAAAGAAAAAGAGCATGAGAAAATAAAGGACGAAGCAGACAGGGTCGCTGACTCAGGCAAATCAGAATACGACCGGAGGGCGGAAGAACTCACGGCGCTTGCAGACCTCAGGAAGAAAGTCGCGGACGATGAAGTCATGACCGAAGAAGAAAAGGCTGCAAAGATACAGGCGATCGATGACGAAACGGTGAAAACGAAACTTGAAAACCTGAATGACATACTGACGGAAATACAGTCATATGCAGAAAGAAGCAGTGAAGTTATACAGAATGCCGGAAGCCTTGCAACAAAGCTCAATGAAACCGAAGAGGAAAAGAAACTTACCGAACTCGAGACCGCCCATGAGAAGGGACTCAAGAGCGACGAGGACTATGAAAAAGAAAAAACGGAGATAAAGAAGCAGGCGGCAAAGCGGCAGTACCAGATCGATATGATGACGTGGATATCAAATCTTCTCGGGGCAACGGCAAACACGGCAGTCGGCATCACGAGCGCGCTCAAGATGGGCTATGCAGGTATCCCGCTTGCTGCCGTTATCGCAGCAGCAGGAACGGTCCAGATCGCCGCGATCGCTTCTGCTAAGCCGGTTGAACCGTCGTTCGCGTCCGGCGGCATTGTACCCGGTACGAGCTACTCCGGAGACCATGTAAAGGCAAACCTGAACAGCCGCGAGCTTGTGCTCAACGACCGCCAGCAGCTCGAACTGTGGCGCATGGCGAACGGACAGGGCGGACGGGGCACCGTTGTTAATATCAACAACAGCGCCTCAAATGTCGTTTCGGCTTCTCCGCAGATGGACGGGAATACGATCGATATCATGATCGACACCCGGGTGAAACAGAGTCTTGCAAAAGGAAAATACAACAGTGCGCTCGCCGCGGCAAACTCCGGCATGAGCGGTACTGCTTACGAAGTATAAGGGGATCAGCAATGGCGCAGGCATGGAACAGTCATGTAAACACAAAATTTTACGGAGCGGACAGTACCTACAACGACAATGTCGAACGTATCACATACCAGAGCGGGCGCACCGTCGAATACCTGAAAAACAGTACGCCGGTTAAAACCCATACGCTCATGCTCAGGGCCGACGATTCGGTACAGGCGGGAGGACGGACGGAATTCCAGTGGTTTCTGTACTGGTATGAAAATGTGATCCTTTCCGGTTCGCTCTCATTCTATCTTCCCGACGTCGTAACGCATACGGGAACGAGGGAATACAAGCTCGCATCCCCGCCTTCATGGAAAGGACAGAAGACGAAGGAAGTATCACTGAAACTGGAGGAAGCATGAGCAGTCTTTTCAGAAAACTTGCGGAAGGCGGACCGTACAGTCTGCCCTACCTGCTCCGCCTTCATGATGAAAGCGGTACCGATATCTATCTTATAAACGACACAAAACCGTGCACATGGAACGGGCATACCTATCTTGCAGGCACGTTCACCTACTCACCGCAGGACGACGGGGACAGCACACTTGAAGTTGAAACGGTGGATGCAGGCAGTACGATTATTAATCTGTTTGAAAATAATTATACATTCACTGCCGATATTACGGGTGTCCTGCTTGAAAACGGTATGGTTCAGGAGATAAAGGCGTATCACCACAGGTACGGAACGGCGACGTGGAGCGGCGGAAAAGCGAAGATCACATTCGAGAAGGACGACCGGCTCGGCATGACCTTCCCCGCCCTGATCTGGACAACATACAACAACCGGGGGAATTCATGACATTCGACGACCTTCTCAATATCCCGTACAAGGAACACGGACGGGACAAAAACGGCTACGACTGCTACGGGCTTGTGATCGAGTGCTGCGCCCGGACTGGTACACCTCTTGTTGATCTGTACGGAATGAAGGACCTTGTACCGCCGGAACTGCAGAACAACTATATATATGCGGGCATGATGTACGCAGGCCTTAATCTCGAGCGCATAGACAGGCCCGATAAATACTGCGTCGCGGAAATGGAGTACAACGGGCACCTTCACATGGGCTTTATGCTCGACCGTGACACGGTGCTTCAGACAACGACGGAAGGCGTACATACGGCTCCCGCCGGAATGTGCCGCATAAAGAATTTTTACCGGGTGACAAAGATATGAAGATAACAGTTTTCAGAACGCTTACCGACAGAAGCGAAATACGCGAAATCGCGGAACACGAACCGCTGTACCGTACGTGCAGCGGCATTGATTTTAATAATGCCGTTGTGATCGTGAACGGGCGCGAACAGAACGCGTCGTATGTTCCCCTGCCCTCTGACGTTATCATGATACGGCAGCTTCCGTCTGAGAATGCAAAGCAGGAATGGGATTCATTCTGGAATAACATTGACTGGAATTCGGTCGGAAAAAACTGGTGGGGCCTGCTTGTCCTTCCCGGCCTTTTTACGGGACTCTACATAAACGACCAGACCGCAAAGCTCAACAAAGAGGTTGAAAAGCTCAAGAAGCTCACCGGCACGGATATAGACAACCGGCCTTTCATCGCCGGTTCTTCGAACGGTGTCGCTACCGGCCAGTCGCAGCCGTATATCTGCGGCCGGAACCTTTTCACGCCGTACCTGCTGCAGGACCGCTTCTATGCGCTCAGCGGTACGGACGGGAAAGACCAGTACCTCTATGAGATACTCGAATGCGGCTTCAATTCACAGATTCTGCAGGCGGTAAAAGCCGACGACCTGAAACTGAAGGATTTCACGGATACCGCACCGCAGGAGGGAGCATTCAGCTTCAATACGGACTCTGTGTTCTACGACGGCGGCCGCCTGGAACTTGCACAGGACGGGAAAGAACTTTCGGAGCTGTCCGTGCTCAATATCCGCACCGTGTCCAAGACGTATAATAATGCAGTACCGTATTACGACGAGATCACGAACGGTGACAAGGAATACCTTACCTACACGCTCGACAGATATGCAAAAAACGTTGATATCGCAATTTCATTTCCGAACGGATTCTACCGGTATGACGACAGCAACAACAAGGTGACAGCGTCGGCAGGGGTGATCCCCGAATACTCCGTTGACGGCGGAAAAACATATACTGCCTTTGCATTCGACATAAACGGAACGCCCGGTACGTATTTTGAAACCGAATCGGAAAAAGAGATACGCTACACTGCGCACTGTGACTTTACGCTTTCCGATTATATTTCACTGAAGGCAAACGGACAGACATGCATTACGGTCCGTATACGATGCACGTCGGAAAAGGACAGCAAAACGTGCAACGCGTCTGCGGTCCTTTTCGTACAGTCACAGTGCTACGATCCGAACAGATCAAGCGCGCCCGCCGGTATCATTGATGATGCGGGAAATTCCGGCCTTGTCTTCTGCAGAACAGTTGAAGACCGTGAACGTGCATACTGTACCATGCTCGGTATCCGCATAAAGGCAAGCGAACTGAATCAGGACAAGCTGACAAAGATCAATATCATCACGCAGAGCATTGCCCGTACATGGACCGGAAAGGACTGGACGGCCGGAAAGACAGCGACCCGGAACAACGCGGCCCTTGCGCTTGAAGTGCTCACCTCTTCCAGCCATCCGGCAAGCCGCTGCAGCGATTCCGAGATCGATCTTGACTCGTTCGGCGACTGGTATGAGTACTGTGAAAAGAACTCGTATAAGTTCGATTACACCGTCACGACCGGTGCAACAAAGGAAAGCCTGCTCCAGAAACTCACGTCGGCCGGGGACGCTTCGATATACCGGAATATTTACGGGAAACTTGCCGTTGCTGTGGATACGTACAAGGAAAACGCCATCGCTGTTTTCAACAGCCAGAACATTACGAGCATCGAAAACAGGAAGTCATTTTCCCGGCGCATTGACGGTATCCGCGTCAAATATATCAGCAGCGCAGATGATCTGTATAAGGAAGATTCGGTGCTTGTCATGCGTGACGGCTGTACGCTGGATGAAGACAGTATCCTTAAATCGGTCACGGTCGACGGTATCACAACGTACGGGCAGATCGTAAAATACTGCCGCCGCTATATGGCGAACCTCATACTGCACCCGAAGACAACGACCATAAAGATCGGAAACGAAGGTATCTACTATACCCCGCTCTCGAAGATTCTCCTGCAGGACGATTCGCTTAAAACAGGGCTTTCATCCGGCGTTATCCGCTCCGTGCTCAATGACGGGAAAAACATCACCGGCCTTCTTCTCCGCGGAGCTGTGACGTTTGAAAGCGGAAAAAAGTACGGCCTTATTATTAACCATGTCACGGATGACGGAAACACCGTGCTTCCGGTAAAGATAACCGGTACCGGACGGACGGATACAGTTACGTTCGCAGCAGCGCTTGACTGTTCTGCGGCGAACATCCCGGCCGCAGGCGACACATTCAGTTTCGGCGAGCTTGACGGCAGCGGAGAGTTCACAAAGATAACAAGCCCGTACCTTGTCTCCGATATCTCACGGAGCGGAAACGGCTGGACGCTCACGCTCTCCGACTACAATACAGCCTGCTATGAAACGGGAACTATCCCCGCATATCAGAGCAATATAACCGAAAAACCTGTTGTAAAGCAGGAGGCGCTTCCGGCAGACTACGTAACAAATTCCCGGCTGCATGACGCGCTGTCGGAACTTGCAGGCGGCACAACCGCCGTCCCGTCCCCGGACGTTCCGGCGGGGATCACCGCAGCAGCCGGTCAGGACAGTATAGAAATCTCATGCAGTCCGTTCGGAAACGGGCTGTCGAACACGCTGAAAGCCGTCGTCTGGCAGATAAGAAAGACGGCTGCCGGAGCATGGCAGAACATCGGCAGTACTGCGGGAACCTCTTCGTTGTATACATTCAGCAGGACGTCAGACGGGTACCCGGAAGCGGCCGCGCTTGCCGTATGGTCGGTGCGCGCACAGGCGGTGAACATATACGGCAAAAGTTCTGCATGGAGCGCAGCAGTTCCCGTCTCGGTTTCTTCATACGGCACCTGGCTGCTGCAGAAGCCGGACATAACTGCACGCGTTTCCGGCCGTGCGGTCACGCTGTTTTTCTCCCAGCCTGCCCGCTCCGACGGACGTACCGTATACGGTACTGTCAGTAACCGCGTTCAGGTGAAGCGCCTGAACCCTTCATCCGACACGCAGTTTTATAAGCCGTCCATTTCAGCCGATCCGAAGGCTGCGGCTGACAATTACAGGGACGGTACCGGATACGTGACTGCTCAGGATATGTACCAGCAGACAATGCCGCTGTACGGACAGAACAATAAAGACTCATCCGGGAACCCGCTTCCGTCTCCGGCCGATACGTCGTACTCGTTCCAGATCACGGCACAGAATGAAGCAGGGACTTCACCGGTGAATACGGTCAGTGTCATTGCCCTTGCAACTTCCGCAGAGGATATCGTTGACGCAGCCATTACGCACAACAAGCTCACGGAAGGCTGCGTGTATGCAGAGAACATTCACGGACACTCGATCACTGCCGACCAGATGGCGGCGACGGACCTTGCGGCGGCAAATGTCACGATAGGAAAGGTCTCGGGAAACGGACTTAACGCCGGGCTTTCCGGAGCCGACAGTATGTGGAACCTTGATTCGGCGGCCGCTGAATTCCGTGTCGGCAACTCAAGGGAACTAGAAAACAGCGGCAGCGATGACGGGGAATATTTCCATTACCTCAGCAAATCAGAAACTACCGGTTTGAAGCGCGCGCCCGGTATTTACATGAAGATAAAGAACTTCATTGTTTCCGCCGTATCGTCCGTCATTCTCGGCGTGTTCCGGGTAAAGATGAAAGGCGCGGCCGACACGGGCAGTTTTATGACGGTGAATCCTTCGGACACCGCAGATGCAGCAACAGGCACACCTGCAAAAACAGTGAATATCTCAGGAAATGTGAAAGCCTCATCTTTTACAGGGCCCCTGCACGGCAGCGCAGACACGGCAGAAACAGCCGATAAAATCAGGTTCATTACCGATTCGGAGTTTGATGATGATGCTGCAGGGGACCCGGGGTTGAAAGCAGGTTTTAAAAACAGCCTGTTAGGAACTAACAGCTGTCCCTTGATTGCAGTAAGGAGAACAGACGGTTACGGGGGCGCTTTATTTTTTGACCATGTCAATGATAATCTGTATTATTATATTTTAAAACCGTCCTATTCGGTCTCTAATTCAAGATACTTCCACAGGATATTGGTTGATAATGTTATGCCGGTCGGTTCTGTGTATATACAGATGAGCGGCCAGTCAGACCCGGCGTCACTTTTCGGCGGAACATGGAGCAATATTTCGTCTGCTTTCGCCGGAGCTTTTTTCCGCGCGGAAGGCGGCAGCGCTTCCGCTTTTGCCAGCGGGCAGCAGGCGATGAGCATACAGTCCCACAGCCATACAATCGGTAAGGATACCACAAATTACAGGCTTTCGGGACTGTCGAGCAATGGAACGAGGGTAATGCAGCGTGAAGGTGACGGAAACGGAATCTGGAATACCGACGCATACGGCAGTACGGAGACACGGCCGGTGAACTACACGGTCCGTATCTGGAAACGAATATTATAGGAGTACGAACATGGAATATCTGATTATTGAAGACGGGATGATAAAGGATCACTGCTGCGGTCCGGTACTGCCGGACGGCGCCGTTGAAGTGGACGGTTTTGGCGGTATCGTCGGGGAACCGGTTACGTACTATAACGCTGACTGGTGCCGGAAAAGTGACATGGAGTTGTACAGAGAGAACATTGCCGCTGTCCCGGCCGGATACCGGTTGAACAGTGACGGTACCGCGCTTGTTGAAATGTCGCAGGCAGAGAGGATAGACGCCGGTCTTGAAACGCTTCCGGCCGGATATAAAATCGACGGCGGCAGTGTTGTTGAAAAGACAGCGGCTGAAAAACTGGCGGACGGAGAAATCACGCAGGAAGAGTATGACACTCTGCGGCGGGCACAGTACAAAGCACGCGTCGTTGAGCTTATCCGGCAGAAGTACTCCGTCGACGATGAATATGACATGATTAATAAAGGTATTGCTAACACAGCGGATAGTGAATATTCTTTTTATATAGCCTATGTAAGTGAATGTAAAATAAAAGCAAAGACAGAGCTTCTTCGCTCGTAAAAAAGAGTTATCATACGAGATTCAAGATTCAGATGATGCATATCTCAAATTTTAAGATGTATACGTTTCCTAAGCCGTTCAGCTCAACGAACTTGTATATTCCGTCTGGTTCAACGACACTGTATTTGGAAGACTGTTTTTTAATTCTGCAATACTTGAACGCTACTGCACAGATATTTCATCTGCATATCATGATTCCTAACATCAGACGTTACCCAAATGACCATACTCGGATAGCTGATTTGATATTCTAAAATAATTTATTGCTTAAATGAATATATTATCATATTTCTAAATTATTGACCTTATATAAAATAGTTTTTCGAAAATAAATTATGACAAAACATCTCCTTTTTACTTTTACCTTATCCTTTCAACTGTACCAACTGCTTTCCGAAAACATGGATGTACCTGAACCTCATTTAGTAACGGATCGTGACTTTCTGTAAAGCTATATATAGTTTTACTACCGCCATCACCTCCCTGAATAAAGTCACCAATAAAACCTATTCTATAAAGGATTTTTCCTAACTCACGGATATCTGTATTTCTATAAATATTTTCAAACCATTGCTGATTAATATTTGCATTTAGTAATATTTCTAAACAAATATCACTAAATTCTATATTTGATAAGTGATATTTTGATCTATAAAATTTTGTTTTCCACACTGTAAATACTCTATCAAGTTCAGGGTATTCGTTAGAAAACTCAGAGCAAAGATCATCAAGTTTCCAGTTTGAATATGCAATTTCCGCCTCTTTTAATAAATCACTATTAGGAGTTATAGATAAATTCGATTCCGTATATATTCTAGCAAGCTGTAGGAGTTCTCTTGGTCTTGATAAAGTTCTTTCATACAACCAATTCATAGTATTTGAAGTTCCTACAGTTTCAGGAAATACTTTCAGAAACGCATTATTCGTATCCTCTCCTGCAGCACGAAGATTATATTCAATTCTTGTTTTTAATAATTCATAAAGGCTCTCGCTTGTCCATCTTATTTTTTCTACACTTCTCAATTTATCACTGTGTTGATATGACTGCAACAATATTTGATAAATATCCTCCCTTAGACAAATAAATAAATGAAAAGCCGGAGATACAGCTTTTAAGTAATTTATTGTCAACATCAATCCTAAAATCAAATTATTTGATATTGTAGAATTATCCCAACAAATATCTAAATCGTCAACCATCCAAGTTACCTTATACCCTAATCTTATTATTTCAAGAAGGCAACTCTCTAGTTTTTCCCACAGATGAATCGGTTTTTAAAGAAACATCAATACTTCCTCCTATTTCCCCAAACGATCCTGCATGTATACGTAAACGATTGATAAAATCAGCAATTATTTCGGGTATATTTCGTCTTGTCCTATTAAAATCATTAACTAAAGGTTTTATTCTACTATCCCTTGGAACAAAACCTTTTTCATCTAATTTAACTAATGCTTCTTGATACAAGAGCGACAGCCAGAAGTACTGATAAAACAAAGGTTCATTATATAAATTTTTTATTTCTTGATTATTTAAAATACTTCTCATATGACCATAAGTTGGTAAAATTGTAATAAACGTTTGATCTGTATAACTGTCAAATATTGAAGACAGCTTTTGCCGAAGTGCACTTTTCCCTGCCCCTTTACGACCAATTATAA